TTATCGTGAAATTAAATTGGTTAAATCAATTGAACAACTAAAAGGTGAAGATTTAGGTACATTGCCAGGTGATGAAAAAGATAAACTTAAATTTATCATGATGTCATATTTTGATGCTTTTTATAAACTTATTGGTGAAGAATTAACCAACAAATTAATGGAAGCTGGATATATCAAAATGGAAGTGTTTGGTTCTATCCGTGGTAGGTCTTTTTCTAACTGTATTATAATCATTGATGAATACCAAAACGTTAGACATAAAAACTCTAAAACATTCTTAACTAGATTCTCTGAGAACACAAAAGTAGTTGCTTTAGGTGATACTGGCCAAATTGACTTAAAAGATGAAACTGATAGTGCGTTAGAAGCATTAATCGAAGACGTTAAAAACAATCCAGAAGAAGGTGTTGCTGTAGTTGAATTTAACGCTGATGAAGTTGTTAGACATAGGTTAACGTCTTATTTCATAAAGTTATATGATAACAGAAGAAAAAGGATGATAGCTGAAAAAACTAGACAGACACCAATAGTAAAACCAGAACCACCAAAAAGTCAAATTATTAGAGAAAAAGGTTTATTTGGAAATATTTTATCAATTTTCTTAAAAAAATGAATTTTTAACTTTACTTATAAGCTACCATTTGTTAAATTGGTAGCATGAAGATAGGTATTACTATAAATGAGGTATTAAGAGATTTTATTGGACAATTTGCTTATACGTATAATAAGTACATCGAGGAAATAGATATCACAAATGATGATATCACCAGTTTCAATTTAATTGAGCATTTTAAGTTTGACGACATCAACAAACTTAATAGGTTTCTGTATTTAGAAGCACCTCTAGAAATTTTTGGTCACGCTGACCAGATGTCAGATGGTTTAATGAACCATTTCAATAATTTCTTAACTGAAATTGAAGATGAAGGCGAACATGAGATTATATTAATAAGTAGAGAAGTTGAAAAGAGTATTCCTTCAACTTTTTTCTTTTTATCAAAAACTGGTTGCCGAATTAAAAACATCAAATTTGTTCTAAATTATGATGAAAAATGGGAAGATGTTGATGTATTAATCACAGCTAATCCTAAAACCTTAGAATTAAAACCAAGCGGTAAAATTAGTATTAAAGTTAAAACTTCTTATAATAATGACGCATCGTCTGATTATGAGCTAGACTCCCTATTAGATTTTATTAACAATGAAGAATTAAGAAATAGAATCCTAAATACAAAAATAACAAATTACGAAGAAATTGATTAATATGATTGAATTTGGAGGCAACATATATTACATTGATGTTGAAGCATTAGAAAACACGATAAAACCTATCGGTGCTAAAGGTAGTAAAAAAATCATTGAAAAAGAAACTAAAACTTATGCTGATGAAAATGGTAGAGTTTTAAGTGTTGAAATAACAGAAGTTGAAAGAGAACGACCTAGAGAAATTGACGCTACTAAATATGATATTTTAAGAGTTATGATTGAAATATTAATGGATGCGACTGAAGATACTGACGATGATTCTTTAGGTGCTGAAAGAGCGTTAGATAAAACATCACTAGGATATAAAATAGCTTTTAACACATTATACAATTACGGTATATTAAAAGAAAAAGAATAACCAAATAATAACATTAAAAATATGGAACAAAAAAAACAAATCGAAGAACAAATAAGTCAAATTACTTTGGCTTTAAATAACATTGAAAATAAAAATTTTAATGTTTATTTCTTTGTGCTAGACACAAAAGGTAACCCAACAGCTGGAATCGCTAACATTTATGAACATGTTAAAATTTTAAAAGGGTTAGGTTACAATGCATGTATCTTACATGAAAAAAATGATTACAAATTAAGAGGCGACCAAGAAGGTAATGGTGTTGCTGATTGGCTAGGTGAAGAATACGCTGCACTACCACACGCATCAATTGAAGGTCAAGATTTAAATATCTCACCTTCTGACTTTGTGGTTATTCCAGAAATTTTTGCTAACATCATGGACCAACTTAAAGGTTTCCCATGTAAAAAAATTGTTATGTCACAAAGCTATGATTATTTATTAGAATTGTTACAAATAGGTAAAAGATGGAATGTTGATTACGGATTTAATGACGTTATAACAACATCTGAAAAACAAGCTGATTATGTAAAATCATTATTCCCATCAATTCAAACACACATTGTACCAGTTTCAATTTCTGACTATTTTAAAGATAGTGACAAACCTAAAATCCCAGTAGTTTCTATTTTAACTAGAAACCATGGTGAAGCTGCTAAAATAGCAAAATCATTTTATTTACAATTCCCACTTTACAAATGGATTACTTTTAAAGAGTTAAGAGGATTACCTAAAACACAATTTGCTACTGAATTAGCTAAATCATGTTTAGCTGTGTGGATTGATGACCAAGCTGGTTTTGGTACTTTCCCATTAGAAGCTATTGAATCTAACACACCAGTAATTGGTAAAATCCCTAACATGGTTCCAGAGTGGATGGAAACGACAAATGACAAAGGTGTTAAAGTTATCAAAAATAATGGTATCTGGACTAACACTACGTTAAATATACCAGAATTAATTGCTAACTATTTAAAAGTTTGGTTTGAAGATTCATTACCACAAGAATTATTAAATGGTATGGAACAATCTAAAGGACAATACACTAGCGAAAAACAAATTACAGCGGCAACTGAAGTTTATACTAAAATTTTTGAAAATAGAAAATCTGAATTAAGTATTGTATTGGAAAAATTAACTGAAGCATTAATAGAGGTTGAACCTACTAACGCATAATAAAATATTAAAATAAAAAAAATGGAAAAAAATAATATAAGTGTAATCTTACCAGTGCATTCATTAAATAAAGAAACTAAAACTTTATTATATAATGCTATTAAGAGCGTTTTAACTCAAAACGTTAGACCAGAAACTTTAATAATTGTTGCCCCTAAAAATAGCGATGTTGTTAAACATGTAAAAACTATTGATTTTGGTGATTATAGCAATTCAGTTGTTATCGCTGAAAATGATGGTGCTACTGATTTCGCATCTCAAATCAATTATGGTGTGTCAGAATGTAAAACAGAATGGTTTTCAATTTTAGAACTTGATGATGAATATTCTAACATTTGGTTTAAAAATGTTATTGAATATAGAGCAGCACACACTAACGTAGATATCTTTATGCCTATCGTTATTGACGTTAATGAAAATAACGAATTTATTGGTTTTACTAACGAAGCTGTATGGGCTCAAAGTTTTTCTGATGAGTTAGGTATTTTAGATAATAACGCATTGTTAGCTTATCAAAACTTTAACATTGATGGATTTGTAATGAAAAAATCAATGTATGAAGAATTTGGTGGTTTTAAACCAAGTATTAAATTAACGTTCATTACTGAATTCTTATTAAGAATGACGTTTAAAGACGCTAGAGTTATGATTATACCTAGATTTGGATATAAACATGTTAACCAACGTAAAGATTCATTATTTGCGTCATATAAAGAAACTATTGACCCAGTAGAAGCAAGATGGTGGTTAGCTACTGCTAAGAAAGAATATTATTTCACTAAAGATAGAAATATAACGTATGATTCACAAAGTTAAAAAATGGTTACAAAGCGAGGACGAAAAAGAAAAAACGAAATGTATTTTGGTCCAGAAGAAGAAGAAGCAGTAATCAAATTTTTAGAATCAACAGATGAAACAGAAAGGAATCTAATTTTTAACGAGTGGCTTAAAGGGCCACTCGATAAAATGATAGAGTCGATAATTAGAAAGTACAAATTGTATAGAAAAGGAGAAACATTTGAAGAGTTGCATAGCGACACCTTATCTTTTCTTATGACAAAAGTACACAAATTTGAAAGTGGTAGAGGCAAAAAAGCTTATTCATATTTTGGAACTATTAGTAAACATTATATTTTAGGGTTACTAATCAAAGATGAAAAATATATTAAACAAACAACATCTTACGAAGACTTAAACGACAGTCTTGAAGAAAGAGAGGATTTAACATACGTTATCGACAAAGACAACGTAGAAATGGGGGACTTCATTCAAAAGTTAATAGAAGAAATTAAAACAGAAATACAAAACGAAAATAACCATAAGAAAAAACTAAACGAAAACGAAATCAAAATTGGTTATGCGTTAATAGATATTTTAGAAAATTGGGAATTAGTTTTCTCATCAATGGAAGGAGGTTCAAAATATAATAAAAACTCTTTTTTAGAAACTATGAGAAATTATACTAACCTATCAACTAAAGATATTAGGATTGGAATGAAACGATATAAACTACTATATGAAGTATTAAAAAACTATGGATTATAGATGTTTACATTAAAAATTTTAATATTTTAGGTATTTATATATAGATAACAAACATTTTAAAACTAAAATAAAATGCCTAGAAAAAAGAAACAAGACGTAAAAGTAAACGATACAGAATCATTAGAAGGTTTAATGCAAGAAACATATAATGATGCATGTTTACAAATAAATGACGCTCAAAAAACTATCAATGAATTATCAGCTAGTGCTTCACCAGTAGATGTTGATGATTTAACTAAGATTGCAAAAGAAAAGGGTAGTTTATTAAAAGTTAAAGATTCAGCAATAAGAATTAAATTAGAAATCGCTAAATTACAAAGTGATATTATTAAAAATCGTGGTGATGTTGAATCAACTATTAACGAACGCAGCCAAGGTAGCGCATCATTAAATGATTATAAATCAATTAGAGAAATGATTAAGAATGGTGGGTTAAATGAAGATAACGACACAGAATTATTTTAACATATGGCATTAGTTGACCAAAAAAAGAAAGTTTTCGGTTATATCGCATCAGCTAGAGTTTTAACAGAGCAAATGCCTATAATGAAATTAATTAACTCTTTACCATCATTAAACAATGGTAAAGACCCTATTGTTTTTTTAACTGACTTGATAAAATCATTAATTGGTTATGAAGCATTACGAGATTCTGTTGTTGATATTTTAACCTATTCATTTGATGAAATTGAGGTTAAAGTTAAAACCGCTTTAAAAAGAGAATTAATATCACTAGTTAGTTGTGGTGTTAATCCTAGTATCCCTAACTTTTTAAAATCAACTGGTGCTGGGATTAACATTGAAGTTAAAAAACTTGATTTTTTAGAAATGTTTAAAGTTGATGCCAACTCAAAAGTTGGTGTATTGCTGTATGACGACATAACTTCACCTTTGACACAATCTTCAGATTTTAACACTTTTTTATATGGTGTTATTCAAAATGATGGGGTTAAACAATCATGGAAAAATATTTTAGATATTACCTTTAATTCATTAGGTAATGTCAATAGACCTAATAATAGTTTAACCATCAAAGTTAATTCAAGTTATGACAATAAAACGTTAAATGATTTAAATAATGATTTTATTGACTCTCTTAAATTATTTAACGCTGAAAAAGTTGTTAATAATATTATTGACGTAATTTTCGGTTCAATATCAGTATCTATTTCAAAAACAAAAAAACAATTAGACCAAGAAGGTAAAATAAATAATATTGTTGATAAACTTATAAATGATGATGGTTGTGATGATGAAGTAGATGATAGTTATTTCACTTTTGACAATCAACAAATAGCTATTATAGAACAAGATTCAGCTAGAAGACAAACTGGGTTAGTTAAAGTAAAAACTTCAGTCGATACAGCTTCTAGTA